GGAAAGCAAGCTTGGTTTGGTAGTGGGCAAGATTACGACCTTACTTCCCCTGAGTGTGACAAGCTTAGAGAGGATGTTCGGTTGTTAGAAGAGGCTCTTGTTGTAGGAAAGTTACCAGTCGTTCCTTCTGTAGCATCACTCAAAGATGAGACGAGACCTATCAAAAAGGTTCAAAATCTTCAGACTAGAGTTGTGTTTGCATTCGGAATCGACTTTTTAATTCTCATGCGCAAGTATTTTATGGGTTTTAGTGTTTGGTTTATGAGAAATCGGATAGATAATGGATCTTCTGTAGGTATTAATCCATTCAGTGATGAGTGGACAATGCTTGCTGAACACCTCCAGAGTCGAGGTCCGATGGTTTTTGCTGGAGATCACAAAAATTTTGATGCTCAGTATTATGGAAAAATGCTGCACATTATAATAGATGAGATAGTACAGCCATATTATGATGATGGTGAAGAAAACCATCACATTAGGAGAATGTTTATAGACGTGATCACAAAAGGTCATGTGATATATGCCAACGTAGTCATGCAGCTCACTGACAGTTGGCTTAGCGGTTTATTCGGTACAGCTGTGTTCCAGTCGATCAAGAATATGATCATGATCAGACATTGTTACTACCACTCCACAGGATCTAGTCCGATTTCATTACTCGATTTCGATGATCATGTGGCAGTGACAGTGTTTGGAGATGATCATGTTGTTAATGTTTCTGAAGCTCGTATGGACGTTTTTAATCAACACACCATGAAAATGTCTATGCGTTATGTATATAATTCGGAGTACACTAGTGATATTAAAACAGATCTGAATCCTCCACCCATGCGTCTTCTAAGTGAAGTCACTTTCTTAAAAAGGATGTTTAAATATGATCAAATCGCCAGGATGTATATAGCTCCTCTCGACATTGATACAATTATGGAGATGCCATACTGGACAAAGAATGGTATTCTTTTCGAACAAATCACGTTGGATAATGTCGCCACCGCAATCAGGGAATTAGCACTCCACCCCGATTCTGTTTATTATTTGAGTGCTCATACCATCAGATCAGCATGCGAAACGCTGCTGTGTCATCAAGTGTTTGTCCCTGCCAGGCGCATCTTATTAGGTGTGATAATGGGTACAAACAGAGTGTATATAGGTTTGGAAGACCCCTTAGACTTTACCGTTGAGATCCCTGCATTAGCGGGTCAATTAGACGTAGTTCCGCAAGGGGGAACCAATAAGTCATTCATGGCTCGCAATCTTCGAGCATAATTGAGTGGGCTAAACGTTCAATAGGAATTTGTATATATAATATGGTTTTGCCAATCCACAAAAGGGCTTAGTTTACGCGATTGTAAATAAACGCGTTGTACATTATTAATCAGGGGGACTGTACACGGAACGTCCCTACCCCCCATAGTCGTGGCGTTCTGTTAGTCTTCCGCAACATAGACATGAGCACATCCACACAAAAACAAAACAAGGTTGAAGACCCATCATCAGAATTAATTTCAGATACCCTTACTATGACCACTTTGGTCTCTAATACTATACCCATTTGCGCCAAGCCCTCCAGCGCAATTTCAATGGATTCGGGCCTCATGGAAGGAATGTCAGACGGGGAGACGCATGACATAAAAAAATTTCTTTCACGGCCCGTTGTCGTACGAACAGGAACTTGGGTTTCAACAATGGCCACTTCCACTGGACTCACAAATTGCCAGATACCTCTCGATATCGTTCAATCCTCTCTTACAATGTCCCAGAAGATAGCAGGATTTTATGCATTTCGCGCTAAAGCCGTGTTGCGATTGCAAGTGAATTGTAACAGGTTTCAACAAGGTCGTCTTTGCATGTATTTCTTTCCACAACAGAACGCAGCGAGGAGGAAGTACAATAACACAGTAGGAAGTGTCTTTTACTGGACACAGTTACCACGGATAGATTTTGACGCAGCTACTGATACTGAAGTGGTTTTGGAAGTTCCATACGTTAGTCCGTACCTCGCACTTGATACCACAACTGGTGTTGGAGACGTTGGTATTGTCAACATTGTGGTTTATTCACCTCTAGTCGCAGCGTCTGGTGAGCTCTCAGCAGAATACACACTCTGGGCTCATTTCGAAGATGTCGAACTATTATTCCCAACCATTTCCAACAATGCGATAGTACCTCAATCAGGAGGAGCTCGCAGAATGCGCGTTGGTTCGACCGTGGAGGACGAGTCCCCCACCGAAGGACCTATATCATCCCAACTCATAAAGGTCTCCAAAGCCACAAATATTTTAGGAGAAATACCCCTTTTGAGTTCAATTGCCACACCTGTCTCATGGCTATCTGGTGTACTCGCCAGATCGGCGGGAGCTCTTGGCTTCAGCACTCCTCTAAATTTGGAACACGCTACACAATTCCAACAGAGGACTTTTTCCAAGGCAATTAATGTTAGTGGATCTGACAATTCCATCAACATGGCCCTTGCTGAAGATAATCACCTTGAGCTCCTACCGTCTTTCGCTTCATCAGGAATAGATGAGATGAGTTTCCACCACTCCCTGTCCATCCCCACTTTTATCGCCACAATCACATGGGTGGACACACAAACTCCCTTTCAAGTTCTTTATGGTCTTGGAACTGCTCCCACATCCTTTCAGTTTGCTAATGCACAAGGGTTTGACACAACACCCACATCTTATATGGCAAATATGTTCAAATACTGGAAAGGATCGTTCAAGTTCAAGCTCAAATTCGTTAAAACAGAATTTCATTCAGGACGCATTATGATAGTGTACGTACCCGGTTACTCAACTTTGCCGGTCCCAGCACTCACCCAGTCTAATGCGGCCTATTTACATAAAGATGTTATTGATATTCGAAGTCTCACGGAATACGAATTTGTTGCTCCTTGGGTGAGCAATCAACCCATGCTCCCCACGAATATATCAACAGGAGGAGTTTACATTGCAGTTTTGAACGAGCTCCGCCACCCTGATACTGTAAATAATTCAATTCAAATAATCGTCGAACAATCATGTTGCGACGATTTTCAGTTTGCAGTCCCCAACAACGAGATGTTATCCCCCTATACATCCGCTCCTTCAACATATACCCAAGGGGGAGAACCTTTAATCGGACAAGAAGACAAATTTGGGCAAATGGGCTCTCTTAATCAAGATGGTATAGGCACAAGTACCATTCAACAATCAAACAACTTAGCTTCAGCACGTTTTGCAGCTGGCGAGTTTATGAATTCCTATAGACAGCTAATTAAAAGAGCTACACCTTATATTAGGACTTCAGTTGGAGGTTCAACACAACTTGTTGCTTACGCTTCTCAGAGTTCCATCATCCTTCCCACCTATTTCACCGATACCGCAGTGGTGAACACCAACCTTGGCGGTTTTCTCGTAGACTACGTTTCGATGATCACAGCTTGCTTCGCATTTTATCGCGGTTCCACCAGATACAGAGCCTATAACCCAGGCGCTGGCACAACAATTGCAAGAGTTATGTACTCAACTTCTGACTCAGCAACAGCTGGTGGTAACATTCCTTATGGAGCATCCACATTATTGAACAACGCTAGATTATTACCCATTGTTCCCACACCCCAATCTGTCTACCCTAACCCTGAAGTTTCATTACCCTGGTACGGCAGATTCTCACAAGCACCCGTTCTTTGTGAACTTCCACAGAACAATCCTAACACCAACTTTGGAAATAGAGGATTCGCGGCATTTGCTGGCACGGACGCCAGTGCATCCGATTTATTCTTGACCAGACAAGCTGGTGATGATTTTTCTTGTGGCTTTTGGACCGGTTCATTGCCGCTCCTTTCATCTGGTAACTATCAGACTACAACCCCTTTCTTCTAGTTATCATTATACCCCGGTTCTCACATACCTAATATCAACATGTGATGCGTTTTTGACCAATATCAATTGGTTTTTTCAAGAGGACTATATTAAACTTAGTCCGGTCTCAATGATGAGACCTATTCAGGATTTATCCTGAGCAGATCTGCCC